GTCGCTTGGATAAAGGTGGCCGGGGTGTGGAAACAGTCTGCGCCGAAGATTAAAATTGCAGGAACGTGGAAATAAGAGGAGGCTGATTTCAAGATGAGCTGCACAAACCCTGTAATCGTAAACATTCCAGGACCGCGTGGTGCGGCTGGTGCGGCTGGCACGAACGGAACGAACGGAATCAATTCGTTTTGTACGACCACGGCATCGTTTATCACCCCCGCTCTTGCGTCTAGCGTTTTGGTCTATGTAAACGCGACGGACTTTCTTCCAGAATCGGTTGCCGGTCAGTTCTTTGTATCCGTGCAGGGTCTAGGATACATGCAGGTCACGTCGGTTGATGGGCTTCAATTGACCCTTCAGAATCCAGCTTCCGGATTGTTGAGCATCCCGAACGCGATTCCGACCACGGTTATCCCTATTGGTTCGCTCATCAGCCTCGCTGGCGCAATCGGCCCGCAAGGAACTCCTGGACTGGCCGGTGGAGCTTCTTCTTCTGGAACGTACATCGTTCGTGTTCCTGATGCCTCTATCCCGAGCGCGACCGCTCTTAACTCATTTCTTGCTGGATATGTAAAAACTCTTGGAAGCGCAGGGTCTGGAGCGATTAACACTTCTACCACTGTTCCGGTTGCAGATATCAGCGGTGTCTTGACTGTCGCAAAAGGTGGAACCGGGGTCGCAACTGTTCCGACCAATGGACAGATCCCGATTGGAAATGGTTCTGGATACACTGTCGCAAGCCTTACCGCTGGCGCGAACATCACGATCACGCCCGGCGCTGGCACAATCACCATCGCTTCTGGAACTGCTACGTTCAACTACGTCACGTTCACCCGTAGAGTGACCGGAAGCGCGTTGTCGTTCCTTACGTATCTTACGCTAAGGAATCCATTTAGCCTTACAGACTTTCCATCCGGAACGTGGGCAACGCTTGATTCAGCTTCTGGATTTGTAGCGGCAACTGGTCGATATGTTGTTCCTTATACGGGATATTATAAGATTGATGTTGTATTGAACATAAGTGCAAGTCCGTCCCCTTCTACAACGCTTGAGATAAAGAAAAATGGAGCTTCTGTTTTTACCAGCCTAGCTTTTGCTCCTGGAGCAACAGAGGCTCCGATTGCATTTTCATACATTGATCAAGCGTCAAATGTTGGTGACTATTATGAGGTTTCAATCACGGCGGCAAACACGTTGCTTGCCGTGAACGCTGGTTCTTCATTCTCGGTGCAACGCATCCAAGCCTAACCGATGAGTGAACGCGCACCGAAGAGGTACACCGATGGATCCGTCACCTTTGAGGGTGGCGTTGATTCCGGCGTGATGCCGTCAGAGGTGGACAGGAACCAGGTCGCGTTCGCGGTCAATGCCAGCTTCCGGCAGGGATTCGCGTCTCCTCGTCCCGGATTCATCCAGAAGGACATGGTCATCTGCGATGCAATCACCGCAGATAATGCGACGATCACTGCGGACATCACCAACATAACGGCTGATGGATATTCGGAGGAGTGCTACAATCCAAGCGGATTGACGGGTATCCTTCAATGCGCTCTTCCGTACATCGCAGACAACGGCAGGACGTTCATCCTGATGTTGATCAGTGGCAAAGTTTGGCTGTACGACATCGATCAGAACAGCGTCCAAAACATATCCACATCCTCAAGTCTTTATAACCCTTCCAACATCCTTGATGGATGGATGGTGCAGGCAGAAAACTTTGTCATCATCCAAGATGGTGTCAGTGGTCCGTTGATTTTTGATGGTGTTGCAATCCGAAGAGCCAACATTGATGAGATCAAGTGCGGGAGGATGATGGCCTACGTCAACGGGCGAATCTGGTACGCTCTTGAGAATGGGTTTTCATTCAGAGCAACCGACATCGTCTATGGTGACGGAACGCGCGCGAGCGTTCTAAAGGAAACGGAGAACACGTTCCTAAACAGTGGCGGTGATTTCGCTGTTCCTTCTGATTCTGGCGGTATCACGGCGATGGGCATTCCCGGAAACCCGGACACATCGCTCGGTCAAGGTCCGCTCCTGATTTTCACTCCTCGATACGTTTTCAGCATCAATGCTCCGGTTGATCGCGATGTCTGGAAGAACCTGAACTATCCGATCCAAGCAATCAGCTTGTTGACCAATGGTGCTCTTGGTTCCAGGTCTGCGATAACGGTCAACGGTGACGTTTTCTATCGGGCGGTTGATGGCGTGCGCTCGTTCATCATCGCAAGGAGGTCGTTCAATGATTGGGGCAATACTCCTATCAGCAACGAGGTGTTGAACATCACCGACAACGATCAGACCAATCTTCTTTGGGCAAGCTCTGCTGTCGTGTTCGATAACCGGCTATTGATGACAGCACAGCCGAGATACAACTCTGAAGGTGTCATCCACAAGGCGTTGCTTGTCCTTGATTTCGACCTGATCACGTCGATGCGGAAAAAGTTCCCACCGGCTTGGGCTGGAATCTGGACCGGACTCGACGTGTTGCAGGTCTTGAAGTCAGAGAATGCTTACGGTGACCGATGCTTCGTTCTTGCTCGCGGAGCGGACGGGTCGATCCAATTCTGGGAAATCAGCAAGGCGGAGAAGGAGGACAACAGCGTTGCGAACGGACCAAACTCGATTGAGTGGTTGGTGCAGACAAGGGCTTACAACTTTGAGATCCCGTTCGGGCTGAAGCGGCTTGATTCAGGGGACATCTTCATCGATGCGCTTGATGGAACCGCTGCGTTCAATGTTCAGTATCGACCGGACCAATATCCGGGATGGCTTGATTGGGCGAACTGGTCGGAGTGCGCCACAACAAACCAGTGCAGCAACCTTTGTCCGATTGCAAACTTCCAGCCTCAGTATAGGCCGAAGATGCGTCTTCCGACCCCAGAAGATACATCGTGCAATTCAACCATCAGCACACCGACCCGTAACTTGTACGAAGTGCAGATGGCTTTGACCATCACAGGATTTTGTCGCATCAAGAGCGTCCGCGTCCACGCTTACGATGTCCAGGAGTCTGCGGTCGGAGAGTGCAGGACTTTTCAAGGATGCAAGACGCTTGAAGCGTGCGACGTGAACCCGTTTACTTACACATCGGAATAATATGGCAAATCTAACACTGATCAACCTTGTTCCTCCAAGCCTTCCTGTAAACTATTGCCCGACCAACTACCAGACGTTGGCCAACGACATCATCAGCGGGACGCAGGCGATTTTCAACAGCACCATCGGAAACTCGTTCTTTAACTTTGGAGCATCGTTTCCTGCGATCAACAACCGTGTTTATCCTTGGCTCGATGACCAAGGGCTTTGGTGGATCTTCACCCAGGGGTTCTGGATCCGAAAGAACACGGTTGAAGCTGCTGGTCAAGAGCGGCGGATGTTCGTTGGTTCGACGATTGATCTTGGGCTGTACGACGGCGGCGATGGTGCTGTCACGGTCACCAGCGTCACAGGCCCGATGTGGGAGATTGACACTGCTTTTGAAGCACGATTCCCGGTCGGTGTCGGAGCTTTTGCGGCGAGCGGCGCTGTTGCTGTGAATGGAACCGCAACGGCCACGGCTGTTGTCGGAGAAGACCAACACAAGCTGACCACTCCAGAATTAGCAGTTCACACGCACGACGTAGCGATACAGGTGTTTGGTCATGGAGGAGAAGATGGAACAAGGGATTCTGCGGATGGCGGAACCTATTCCAACCCTGTGACAAACAATACGACTGTGTTCCCAGCCGCAACACTTGATACGAGCTTGGACGCGGAAGCGGTTAGCGTAGGTGGCGACATCGCTCACAACAACCTTCCTCCGTTCTATGGTGTTTACTTCATCAAGCGGACCGCGCGAGTCTATTACACCAAATGAAACTGATCGTTCAGGACATCCAATCTACGATTGCCCGCGTTGTCGGCGTGTGTGTCGATGATCCGCGCGTCTATGACTACATCAACCAAGCGTGTCGCCGGTTGCTGCACAAGGGTCTTTGGGCGGGAGCGTACGGTCGGTTCACAATAAACACCGTTGGTGGGTGTATAACTTGGCCGCGATCAATTGAAACCATCGAGGCCGTGGCAGATTGCTGCGGAACCGGCTCCGTTAGAAATCAATGGTTCGAGTTCCAAGAGAGCGGGTATGGATTGCTCAATGAAAACTCGGGGTGCGCCGGCAAGCAGCTTGTTGATCGAGGGACAGTTGTTTCGTATCGCGACGTCTCAGGTGGAAACAATAGCTACATCCGAGTTTATCCCGGCGATGCTTCAGATAACGGAAAAACCATAACGCTCCAAGGATACGACGCAAACGGCCAGTGGATCCGGACTCAATCCGGCAGTGTTTGGATTGACGGAGAAAAGTTGACGCTCGCTTTGCCGTACGTTCAATCCACCAAGAAATTTACCGCGCTGACCGGAGTGATCAGGCAGGCAACAAATACCGCATCCAGGCTTTACGAGTTCAATCAGGCAGTTTTTGCCGAGCTTGATCTGGCTGTGTATGACCCCGACGAAACCTTGCCGCAGTATCGTCGGAGCTTGTGGACCGGTAAAAATAGCGATTCCTGCACACAGAGCGTCACGGTCATCGGAAAGATGCGCCACATCAACGCGGCGACAGCCAACGACTACCTGATCCCGCCTTCTCCTGACGCCATCAAGTTGATGGTGATGGCTATCCGAAAAGAGGAGAACGACTTGATACAGGAAGCAGTGGCCTACGAAGCGAAAGCGGTACAGGCTGTACAGGAACAGACGATGCAATATCTTGGCGATGCAGTACACACCATCAGGATGGTTGGCGTCGGATTGAACGGCGGTGGATTCTCCCAATGGTTCTAAATCTGAACATTGATTTTGCTCTCGCCGAAACCACTCCAAAAAAACTGGAGCTTCTTCAGGCTGTCTTTAATGCACACGATGCAGCGGCAAGAAACAACCAGAACTCAAGCTCTGGAGCCGCCGTCAACTCGTTCTTTGGAAGTGGCAATCTTACCAACGGAATCGCTTCTGCAATCCTGACTCTTGGTGATGCACATGGACCAATCGGCCCTGCTCGATTCGTTTACGAGCGATTCGACGAGCGAGCGTTGAAGTCGGCCATCGAGTCCGGTATGAAGATCCCTGGGTTTGGAAACTCGTTCTTCAAAGACAAAATTGATCCCGCGTGGAGCAATGTTGCCAAACTTGTCGCGTCTGATTTCCCTCATGCAAATGACAGGATCATCCAGCTTCATGTATGGATGAAAGAGGTTGGAAAAGATGTCCATCCAAACGCCGCTCTCTATTCTGCCGTTGTTTGCAACGAGCTTGGAGTGATTATTGGCGCTGAGTCGGCCATCTTCATCTTGGCTAGGACTGCCGCCTGGACCTCTTTGTGCGTTAAAAATGAAAGGTAAACTTTTTCAAATCTGCGGATTGCCACGATTCGGATCGGCATTCATGTCGGTCCTTTTCTCGTTGGAAAACGATTGTCTTGGAATCCATGAGCAAGGAGCTACTGATCCTAACTGGAAACAGTCAATCGAGGATTATCGGCTCATCCACAAGTACGTGGCCGACTGTTCTACCTATGGATATCTG